ACCATGGAGCGGCGATCACGCGAAATCGAGCGGCTTCGCACGGAGATGGATTACCTAAAGCGAAAGGTCGGAGAATGATTGGATTGGTCAGCGCCGTTTTGCCGGCAGTCACCGATATCGTCGGCCGGTTCCTACCGGAAGATGCGGAGGAGCGTGCGAAGGCGGAGCGCGCGATCAAGGCAAGCCTGACGGAACACCTCGCCAAGGTGGATCTCGCGCAGATTGACGTGAACAAGTTAGAGGCGCGGGGCAACTGGTTTCAGTCGTCTTGGCGCCCGCTGACGGGCTGGACGTGCGCGGCATCGCTGGCGTGGACGTATCTACTCCAGCCAATGGCGTCGTTCGTGCTGGCGCAGACCGGCCACCTGGTTGATCTGCCGGCGCTTGATATGTCGCAGATGATGCCGATCCTGCTGGGCATGTTGGGACTTGGCGGGCTGAGAAGCTGGGAGCGTACCAAGGGGGTCGGCAAATGATCAGCGCCAACCTGATAGACAGCATCAAAATCGGCGAAGGCTTCAGCGCGACCGCGTACCGCTGCCCCACGGGCCGGCTAACGATCGGCTACGGCAGGTGCGTGGACCCCGACGAACCCGGCACGGGCATCACCGAAGCGGAAGCCGAAATGCTGCTGGCAAATGATCTGGAGCGTTTCGAGGTAGCCGCGCAACGCGTGGTCGGCGAAGCTACATGGTCGCTGCTGAACCAGACCCGTCGCGAGGCGCTGATCGAGATGGCCTTCAACATGGGCGCCGGCAACCTGGCAAAATTTCGGCGGATGCTTGCCGCGTTGAGTGAAGAGGATTACGCGGGCGCCGCCGACGAGGCGCTGTCGTCCAGGTGGGCAGAGCAGGTTGGACAGCGCGCAGAGCGAATTGCCGATCGCATCAGGACAGGAGCCTTCGCTGCCTGATTACCGCCAGCAGCAAGGTCAGATCTGCGAAACGATCCTGACGGAATGGCTGCTGCGCCAGGGATATTATGTGTGCCGACCGCTCGCCGCACAGGGTCCGGTCGATTGCGTTGCCTACAACGACGACGGCCAGATCTTGCTGCTCGACAGCAAGCAGGACGCGAAGCGAGTCAACCCTGGCCGGAAGATAGCATCGCGCGTTTATCGGCCTCTGTCGGCTGTGCAAAAATTGCTGGGGGTTCGTGTGGCGTACATTGACCTCAAGACACGCGACGTTCATGTGGTGCCGCCGATCGATGAAACGTGACGCTGCCGGTGACCCACGGAATAGGGACCGGCGCTGCCAAAATATTCCTGTAAATTATTCCCTTGTCAGTTTTACAAATCCCCTGTAGAAAAATCTTTGTCTTTTGATCGAATGGTTTAAACGCTAAGCCTTTGATATTAATGGGGATTAAAACGGGGCTTGCACGCTCTTCTAATCCGTAGGTCGCAGGTTCGAATCCTGCCGGGCGCACCATTTAATATCAAACACTTAGCGGTGTTTTTAGAACCCCTCGATCTCAAGATCGGGGGGTTTTTTGCGTTTTGCTGCCAAAAATTTTTCCCCGAATATAATCCGTAGGTCATTTAGTTACCTTTTGACCTTGTAACGTCACAAATAGTGACTATATATAATGACGAAGGGTGACCCACGGATGGGGCATCCGTAGATCAGGAGAGAGAGACATGGAACGCACACAGATCATAGACGCAGGAGTGGTTGATACTCAGGGTAACGGACATTATTCAGTCGTCGCCTCCACCTCCGTCGGGAATAATTTTATTCTTTGTCATGCCTTCGAAAGCGAAGGGGCTGCTGAAGCCGTCGCTCATAAGGTGCGGGACGCCGGATCAATCGACGAGGCGCGTTGGGTTTTTTGGCGCACCACTTACGGCTCAGCGGCGTTTGAGGCAGAAGAAGCCGAGGCGTTTATGTACGCATCCGCCATTCGCTCCGGTGCCTGTTCAGAAAACGACCCGTCCATCCCCTCCAACATCCGCACATTGCTTTAATCAACCCGCCGGGGGCTTCGGCTCCCGGCACCAACCAAGGAGACGATTATGAAACTTCAGGCCCACATAGATACCGAGTTTGGCGGCACAGGATATAAAAAATTTACTGACCTCGATGCCGCCCGCGCATATCTCAACACCCAGAAATTTATTCGCGGCCTAGATGGTGCAGAAATTAAAATCGTCCGCCGTTACATCACGGACACAAAAAGAAATTTACTCGAAGAAGTTTGATTAACCGCCGGGGCTTCGGCCCCGGCAACCGACAGGAGAGAGAGCATGAAAAAGAAATTAGACAACATCACCAAAAAGGGCGGCGACTACGTTCTTGACCTGCGACAGATCGGCGGTGGCCGCGAGATTTTTGACACGCTGGAACAGGCTCAAGATGTGCGTGATCAAGCGTTCGCGGATAAGCAGAACAACGAATACATCGCCCGCACGACCAACCCGATCACGCAAGATGTGGCGACAAGTTTTAAAAAATATATCCGCAGCCGACAGGACGCATCAGACGAAAAGCTGCATCGCCATCAAGCGAATCTGCGATTCATGTTTGATCAAGTGCCTGGCTTGCGCAAGCGCAAGATCATGGACGTCACCACCGCGTACATCGAAGCTGAGATCATTCCGGTGATTTTTCGGCAAGCGCACTCGACCGGCCTCAACCGCTTTAACACGCTGCGCCAGCTTCTGAAATACGCCGTGAAAAACAATTGGGCGCGCACCAACCCGTGCCGCGAGGTAGATCTGCCGAAGAAAGAGATCAAAATGGAAGGCGCCCCACGGATCAGCCGCGAAGACATCAAGCTGATCATCGCCAACGCGGGCGAGTATGCGCTGCGGATCAAGTTCGCGGCTTTAACTGGCGTTCGCGTCGGTGAGCAAATTGCGACCACATGGGACAATCTCGATCTCGATGGTTCGGCGTACCATGTCAGGCACTCGGCCCGGCACGGGAAAAGCGGCACCGTCAAAACGAGGGCCGGCATCCGATCGATCGCGCTGCCGGATCGGCTTGTTGCTGATCTGCGAGAGTGGAAGATCGCGCAGCCGCTGAAGCAGCGCACCAAGGGCTTGGTTTTTCCGACGACTGAAGGCAACCTAGCGGATGGCAACAACTGGCGTAATCGTGGTCTGCACCTAGCGTGTGACCACGCCGGCCTTCCGCGCATTCGGTGGCATGACTTGCGCCATCACTACGCGAGTGTTTTACTTTTTGAGACGTCAGCGACCGACGCGCATATCACTCAGTTCTTGGGGCATACGTCGATTGACTTCACGCGCAAGATTTACGCGCACTGGCTGTCTGATCCCCGGCGCGATGAGTCGCTGGCGGAGATGATGTCCAAAGCGTTTAAATAGGGAGAGAAAAAATGGGCGTTAAAATCCGCGTAATCGAAGACAGCGACTCTTTTGACGTGGTTATTGAAAACGATGACGGTTTTCTGGCCTTTGAGTTTGACAAAAAAAACGACGCGATGGCTTTCGCCGACCGCGCCGCTGATCTGTTTAATTTAGTTGGCCCGGTCGAGATAACCAAGCCTCTAACCTTATCGCCGGCTGCTCGCAGCGATAGCATGGGCGAGGAGCTTTCGCTGGGTCACTAGACTCAGCTTGCCGCCCTCGCGCACCGCGCGGGGGTCATCTTCAAACTGCCCACCGAAATCAATTTGTTTGACCTTCAGCCGCTCCGATTTTTCAGCCGGGGCGGCAATCATTTTGGAGTGGCGGAACCGCCAAGCGTCATTCAAATCATTTGCCATCGCGCGTCTCCTCAATCAGCTTGTCAAGAAACCACCTTGCCTTGCGCAGATCCTCTGCGCCGTTTTTCTCTTTCCACCGCCACAGGTATTGCAGCGCACTGGCGGTCATGTGCGCCTCAACGCCCTTGAGATTTGAGATGGCGGCGGTAACGGCGTCGATGCACTCGACGCCGCCCTTGTTGTAGTAGGAAGGACGATTGACCGCGTCATAGGCGGCATCGCTGATGCACTCACACTGCACGATCATGCCGTTGCTGGTGCGGTGGAAATGATCGCCGTGGCACTTCTCGCAATTACTCATCGCGATCACCTGCGAGGCGGCGGATCTCGGAAAACGGCACCCAGCGGTCGCCAACCATTTTGATCTCGCCGGCAGCGGCCAGGTCTTCAAGCTGGCGATAGCGATAGCTGCTCGCCGCACCAAACAAGCGCAGACAGGCATCCTTTTTGCTCAACAGAACGGCGCTCATACGAAGCACCGATCAATCGAAGCGCAAGTCATTATCAATGTGAGATAGACGGTTGCCAGCAGGGCTGACAGGACGACAAGTTCAGTAATAAATCGAAGCATTTTTCCCTCTCCAAAAAAACTAGAGGGAACCGTAATCTAGATTATTGCGTTTTGTCTACAAAAAATTACACTATTGTCGTTCCACACACCGTATGGACGGAAATCAGCTGATCACGGGGAATCGTAATCGTTTTTTCGGGATTGTACTGTCGTAACGTGATGACAGTGTCATCCGCCGACACATACTCTTTCACGATCGCCGTGCGGCCCGTGTTGTCCTCAAGCTGGACAACGACATCGTCGCCCTTGCGCGGTGGCTTTCCAGGTCGGCAGTAGACAATCTCACCCTCGCGGAAGCGCGGCTCCATGCTGCTGCCAATTACGAACACGGCGTAGCCCGCCGCGCTGCTCATCATCGCCGGGTGGCGGTCGATGTATTCAACCGGGCTGCTGACGTCGGTGACGTCGGCGCCTATGCCAGCCGCCGCGTTCCCATATAAGGGTATCTGATTTTCTCCGGCCTCGCGCGGCGGTGGCCCGCCGTTCATGTCAAACCCCATGACCTCGTTGGCCGTGCAGCCAAGCGCCTCGGCTATCTTCTCCGCCAGGGCGGGGCGTGGCTCGCGCTCTCCGCGCGTGTACACGCGCAGCGTTGCCGCCTTCATATCGATTCGGTTTGCGAGTTCGGGAATTTTTATCCCTGCCCGCGCGGCCAGTTCCGCTATGCGATTGCTGGACATTTGTCTCATCCGTTATTTTTTCAAAAAACATATTGTCAGATTAACTGACGGAGTGATACCTATTTCGCAGACATTACGAAACGCTACTTTTTAGGGTTGTTATGCAACTGCGTGATTGGCTACTCGAAAACGATCTGACCTACACCGCCGCCGCCGAGTTGTTCGAGTGCAGCCGGCCCGCCGTCTACTACTACGCGATCGGGCGGATGAGGCCTGGCGCACGGATCACCGCCAACATCATGCGCCAGACCGGCGGCGAGGTCACGGCTGACGATCATCAGCTTGCCTACATGAAAGCGCAGCGATGAGCGCGCGGAATAAGGCTCGCGGGCGTGAACTGGAGAACGAGGTCAAGCAGGCGTTCTTGGATGCCGGCGTCATATCGCGGCGAGTTTTCGGTTCTGGCGCCTTTAAGAATCAACTGGGCGACGACTTCGCCGGAGACGTGCGGCTGGGTCCGTACTCGGTCGAGTGCAAGCGCAAAAAATCAGGTTTCAAATTTTTATACGACGCGATGGCGCAGGACGACGCGGACATCGTGGCGATACGGCAAGACCGCTCGCCGCGCCTTTACGTGCTGCGGGAAGACACGCTGATCGATTTGTTTGTGAAGGCAGGATTATCAACAGAAGGAGAGAGCGATGAAACTAACTGACATCATAAGCGGTCCGCAGATGGCGGCGCCGCGCATAACGATATACGGCGGCGCGGGGGTCGGGAAATCGACCTTTGCGGCATCTGCTCCAAAGGCCGTGTTCCTCTGCACCGAGGACGGTGCCGGGATAATCGGCGTGGACCGCTTCCCATTGCTCGACACCTACGACGCGTTCGTGTCGGCCATCGATACGCTGACGAACGAGGATCACGAATTTCGCACCGTCGTCATCGACAGCCTCGATTGGCTGGAGCCGGTCGTCTGGCAGAAGGTCTGCGACATTCACGGCTTCAAGTCGATCGAAGATCCGGGGTATGGCAAGGGCTACGTGTTCGCAGTCGAACTCTGGCGCGACCTGTTGGCGCGCATAGAGGTTCTGCGCAAGCAGAAGAACATGGCGGTCATTATGATCGCGCACTCTGCGATACGGAAGTACGAGGCGCCCGATCAGGACGCCTACGATAGGTTTGAACTCAAGCTGCACAAGAAGAGTGCCGACCTCGTATCCGAGCATTCAGATATCATCGGCTACTGCGACTACCGCACGATGATGAAAGAGAGTGACGCCGGATTTGGCCGCACGCGAACGCGTGCCGTCGGCACCGGCGAGCGGGTACTGCGCACGGGAGCGCAGCCCGCATTTATCGCGAAATCCCGTTACCCAATCCCCGCCGAATTGCCGCTCGAATGGAGCGCGCTGATGGCGGCTATCACAGGAGAGAAAAAATGAGCGCACTATCCGCACCCGTGTCTGTCGATCCCAACAACGTGTCAGCCGGCACCGGCCTGATTGACGAAGGCACCTATGCCGCGAGCGTCACCGGCGCCAAGGAAAAGACCTCAAAGGCCGGAAACAATTATCTGGAGGTCGAGTTCACCCTTTCGATGGGTCGAAAGATCTGGATGAACTTCAATCTCTGGCACCCCGGCGCGACGGCCCGCGATATTGCCACGAAAGAGTTCAACAAACTCGGCGTGGCACTCGGCCTTGTCGGTCAGGTCACCGACACCGATCAGCTTTTTGGTCGCCAGCTAAATTTGGTGGTTGGCGTTGAGCAGGGCAACGGAGATTGGCCCGCGAAGAATATCGCCACCGACTACTTGCCATCTGCGCCTACGCCGCAGCCGACCCTGTCTCCCGGTCAGCCTGCGGCACAGCCCGCGCCGCCCCCACCGGCGGCTGCCGCTCCCTGGGCGTAGACGACTGGGGGCGGGTTTTTACCCTTTTCCCGCCCCCTTTTTTCATTCTTTGGAGAGAAACATGACCACATCATTTGACGCACTGGAATCGATAGACGCGACGGCGCTGGAAAGTCTTGTGCTGGACATCATCAAGGCAAATCCCGACGGCGTGATTTCGGATGAGGTGCGCGAGATCGCAATGCAGTGCCACGGAATTTTTGCCTACTCATCTGTTACCGCGCGCTTTGCCAACCTGCATCGACGCGGCAAGATCGCCTATGCCGGCAGACGGCCAGGACGGTCGGGGCGCGGTCAGCGCGTCATGGTGGCCGTATGACCGAGATCGTTATCAGCGACCCGACGCTCGACGCTGCTGACCGTGCGCTGGAAAAGCGCGAGAATGCGCGGGCCGGGCGCACGTATCTCGGCATGTCGATGATCGGCGGCTGCGAGCGCAAAAGTTATTATCATTTTTATCACGCGGGGTCCGAAGCGTTTAACGCCGGCACCCTGAAGAATTTTGCCGACGGTCACCGCACCGAGGATCTAGTCGTTGAGCGGCTGCGCATGGTCGATGGCCTGACGGTCATCGCCAACGATCCCGACACGAACCGCCAGATTGAGGTGGTTGATTTTGAGGGCCACTTTGCCGGCCACCTGGACGGTGAGATCCTGGGGCTGAAGCAGGCGCCGAAGACGTGGCATGTTCTTGAGGTTAAGTGCGTCGGCGAAAAGAACTTCGCCAAGTTCAAAAAAATCAAACAGAAGCTGGGCGAGAAGGCGACGTTGCGCGAGTGGAACGAAACCTATTACGCGCAGCACCAGCTTTACATGCTCTACACCGGGCGGACGCGCGGCTACACGGTCGTCGCGTCGTCGGGTGGGCGAGATTGGGATGCGGTGCGAACGGACTTTGACAAGGACCACGCCGAGTTTTACGCGCGCCGTGGGCAGCGGATCGTTCAGAACCCCGACATGCTGCCGGCGCGATTGTCCGCTGATCCAAAGTATTGGCAGTGCGGCTGGTGTTCGTATCACGCCGTGTGCCATGCCGGTCAGCCGGTCGCGCGCAACTGTCGGACGTGCATCTATTCCGCGCCGGTCGAGAACGCCGGCTGGGTGTGCAAGCGCCACGAAAAAAATCTCAGTATTTCAGAACAGCGAGCAGGATGCGGTGACCAACGCTATCGGCCTGCGCTTATCGCCGGAGAGGTCGTGTCGGTTGACGACGACGCGGTGACGTATGCGCTGGCCGATGGCGACCAGTGGGTCGATCGGGGCGCGGTCTGATGCGCGGTCGGCCTCGCACGATGGGCTACACCCGCATGGAGCCGCTGGAGATTGGCCGGGTTTATCGCGTGCCTGACGTTGATTTTGGCGGGCAATTTTTAGACGTGGGGGCCGGCGAAACCGGTCAGGCGCCCATAGGAGCGGGCGGCGATGATGTAATCGCGCTGGCAGGTGCGACCGTAAAGTCGCCGCCCCTCCGACTTGCTTACAGACGGCCTGACCTGGTGGACAGGCTGCTGGCGGAAAACCCGACGATTGCGGAGATTCTCGATGACCTGCCCTGAGTGCCTGGGCGAGGGCGAGGTCGAGCGCGAGCGCGTGGTCGGTGGCTACAGCCACGGCAACCCCTGGCAGGGCTATGACGTTTATTGGGTTGAGTGCGAGCAGTGCGAGGGATGGGGCGAGGTTGAGGAATGCTAAATGTGATTAGCCTGGGCGCGGGAGTGCAAAGCAGCGTGATGGCGCTGATGGCGGCACACGGTGAACTGCCGATGCCCGACTGCGCGATCTTTGCTGATACGCAGTTTGAACCCGCAGAGGTTTACGCGCATTTGGACTGGCTAGAAACACAGCTTCCATTTCCTGTTTACCGGGTGACTGAAGGCAATCTACGCGAAGATACGTTGGCTGGATTAAACTCAACCGGCCAGAAGTTTTCGGTAATTCCGTTTTTTACAGAAACCGGCATTGGTCGAAGGCAATGCACCAGAGAATACAAAATTGTGCCAATACGCCGAAAAATTGCCGAATTGGTTGGCCCTAAAAAAAAACCAAATTCGGTGCGTCAGTGGATAGGCATCTCAACTGACGAAGCGATGCGGATGAAGCCATCCGGCGTTGCATATGTTCAAAATTGGTGGCCGCTGATTGACGCAGGGATGTCGCGCCAAGATTGCCTTCGTTGGTTTGAGGAGAATTACGTTGATCGCAAACTAGCCAAGTCGGCTTGCGTGGCTTGTCCGTTTCACAATGATTCAATGTGGCGAGACATGAAGCTCAATGACGCAGCGTCGTTCAAGCAAGCGGTGGAGTTTGACCACGCGATCCGCAACAGCGGCACAAGCGCAGAGCAGTTTGTACACCGCTCATGCAAGCCGCTGGACGAAGTGGACTTCCGCAACCTGGAAGACATGGGGCAACTCAACTTCTTCAACGAGGAGTGCGAGGGCATGTGTGGCGTGTGACGCACGGCCTGTGCGCGGTGTGCTGGAAACCAGATCGCGGGTTCGGCTGGTCACCGCGACTGAGAGGAGTGAGCCGGCCTGATCGCTGGTTCTGTTCGATGGAACATTTGAAATTGTGGAGAGAGAAGAAGATGGATTGGACCGACGAAGAAAACGAAATGATTTTGGAAGCCGGCAAGTCTGGCGGTCAATATCTGGAGTCGATCGGGATCACGGATCTGCGGGCGCTTGATCGTGCGCAGTGGCTGATGTTCTTGCGGTCGGTCATCGGGCGGTCGGCTGAGTTGAACGCTGGCCGGCGTGCGAATGAATTGAACGACGATATTCCGTTTTAGGGGCTACTGATGCGCAATGAAATCGAGATTGCGGCGCGGGAACGGTTCGGCGAACCCAACCGGGCGGCGTCATCCTCAACCGAGTTGCGGTTCGGGCGCAACGGA